CGCTAATAAATATATTGAAAGAGGAATTTTAGATCCACCTACTGTTTTCATAGACATGGTTCTTACTCATTTTTATAATCAAATAGATGAGTTATCACCTTTAGTTACGAGAGTTACTGACATTTATAGTTTAGAGAAAGCTCTTAATGGAACTGGTTGCATGAGATCAATCGTTTTGAGTACATCTTGTGGATATATTAAATTCTCATGCGATAAAAAAGGAAAGAATGATTATTTAGTTAGGGATGAGCAATCTCAAAAATTAGGATATAGTGAAAAAGCTAGGACAGAATTGATACCAATTCTAGGGAATAAAACATTTGTAGAGCATATGGAATTTGCAGAAAATGAAATTAACAATAGGAGATGTTTTAAAATGGTGTGGATTTCGACTCTTAAGGATGAGATGAGATCAGTCGAGAAAGTTAAAGCTGGTAAAACTCGAGTATTTGAACAGCCTGGTTTAGATTATTTAATATTATGTAGGAAGTATTTTGGTTCATTTCTGGATTGGTTTAAGTCTAATTGGGGGACTAGGTTAGGTCATGCTATAGGAATAGATAAAGAAGTAGAATGGAAGAAGATAGCTGAGGAACTATTCCAATTTTCGAATTGCACTCTTGTTTATGATTATAAAAATTTTGATGGTAGTATTAGACCTTGGTGTTTTGATGTATTCAATAAGATAACTGATTATTTTTATTGTGGTGAAGGTAAGAATGCGAGGGATACATTAATTTATATGCTTAAAAATTCAGATTTACTAGTAGGAAATTTGGTTAATACAGCTTATTTAGGTAATAAAAGTGGTAATCCGTTTACTGATGTATTTAATTCCGTATCTAATGTATCTATTATGTTGGTTGTTTATTTATTTTGTAAGGCACAAGAAGGATTGTATGTTGATTTAACTGACTTTAGGGATAATGTTAGGATGTTAACTTATGGTGATGATATTATAGCAACTGTGAAACCTCGTGCTTTGAATTTCTTTAATGGTATTAGTA